TTGATATAAGTCTGTGGTGATGTTAGTAACTGCTGAAAGTACTCTCCCTCAGCTTCTGTCATAAAGTTGGTAGATAAGTCATAGAGCTTAGTTACTTCAGTGTTTATGTTGACTGTGCCTTGTTCATAACTTTTATACTGCCACTGACCATCTACTACACTACCAGGTACATCTTGATTGTAAGTCTGTCTATTGATGTTGCCTCTCTCATAAGCTTTAAGTTGGAAAGCAAAGCTACTCCATGAGCCTAATCTATCTAAGAACACAATATGACTCTCTGAGATTAACATTCTTCTATCTATGTTCACCTTGTACTTGATTGACTTTTGAGTCTGTGGAGAACCGTCAACATACCATACCTCATAGCTTTTAGTGTCATTCTTTACTAATGGAGCTGTGCCACTAATCAATGTTAATGATCCATAGTTATTAGGACCAACTGCCACACCTTTGATAGTCTGACTACCAGCTACTACCTTAGAGAATAAATCTCCATTATCATTCTGAAAGTATACCTTACCACTTGGTGCAACTCCAAAACCTCTCATGTTAAGCCATAAATCTTGACCAGGTGTTGAGCTGAATTCTTGAGGCTGGTCTGTTAACCATTCCTTAGTAGTACCATCAAGCTCATAGTCAGTCTCATCCCAGTAAGGGAACTCAAGCCATGAATATACACCATTGAAGACAAATTTATCTAGTGTTGACTCTATGTCTAAGTCTATAGTCTTTCGCTTATCAGCATACTCAACAACACCATTGATAGTAGCATCTGTTACTCCTGACCATAGAGCATTGATTGTAAAGTTAGTGGTGCCAGTTATAGCTATCACAGTGTGAAGTCCCTCAACACCAGGATTCGCAACTCCACCATCTGCTTGAGTGATATTCACTTGATCACCTACTTGAAATGGATGTGTAGCTGTGATGCGTACATTGCCACTATTATCAGTCAGAGATGCTGTGTAACTCATGTCAAAGATATACTCTTCTCCAAAATTTACATCATAGCCAAAGTAACTATTAGATGCATCATAGAAAGTAGTGATTGAAGGATTAAAGTCAAAGCTCACATTGTTACTCAATAGCTTAGATAAATCTTGCTCACCATAGCCAGTGCCAAATGTAGGTAGTGCTTTGTAGTATCCTATCCTATTATTCGTAACTGAGTCAAACACCTCAAAGATGTATCTAAAGCCTGACTTATTCTTGTTAGTAGAGTCAATAATAAACTTGCACTCATTATAAGCTGGAGTGAAGTCCTGAGGCTGTGCTATGATTGTTTGTGCCATACCTATATTGTACTTTTATTAGAATTCAATTAGAAGGATAAGTAGCTGTCATCTGTGTAGTATTCCTTCTTGATGTATGTTGCAGCGTATCTGATAGCATCCATAGCATCATCCCAAAGTTTGACTGGCTCATCTGTTATTGTGTCACCTATTTTTTTCCACTTGTAATTCTCATACTCTTTCTTGATTGCTGGATGGTCCTCACAGAATACACCAAAGGTCTTAATGTTATCTATCCCTTGCTTGACTACCTTGTTAGCATTCTCAATGTAATAACCAGCTCTATCAATTTCAGCTATAGTCTCAGGCCTTGAGTAGTCAGCTAGTATATTGATGCTCTTCTCAATTCCTAACTGGTCCATTCTAGCGATTAGGTCAGTAGTAGTCAAATAGCTCTCATAGATGACTGGCTCAATGTAGATGTCTTTGTCTCTCCAATAGACTCTGACCAATGCTGTAGGGTGATTATAACCAAAGTCAAGCCCATATACATAGTCAGTGAACTTAGAAGGTCTATGCTTGACAAATGACCAATTGCTGTAGATGTTGCTCTTAGAGATAGCTTTCTCACCTAGTGCATAAATCTGATATTGTGCCTCATCTGTCCGCTTCAAGTCTTCTATCTGTCTCTTAATGCTCTCAGGTAGGAAGGGATTGTCCTTGTAAGTTGACTTGATTAGGATTGACTCCTCAACTGGTAACTCATAAAGCCACGAATTGCTCTCAGATGGATTGTAGTCAAAGATTAGCTTTCCCTCTGTTCTCATGTTGAGCTGAGTGAAGTCATCATAGTACAACTCATTAGCTTCATTGCACCAGGCAAGGTCTCTCTTTCTACCTCTTATCTTTTGCTCATCATCAACTGAGAAAAATTCAACTATAGAGCCATTGCTAAATGTGTAGATGTGTTCAGACTTATTATGTCTAGCCACGTCATAAATTTCTAAGCTCTTCATGATCTCTAAGAAGTCTCTCATCACTGTAGCTCTCAATGCTGGGAAAGTTTTGCGAATGATTGATACTACCTTGTTAGGATTCTGTAAGCAATAGACTATTATCAGCTGACATAGTGAGTAGGTCTTACTTGACCTTGAGCCACCCTCATTGATTATAAACCTATGACTTGAGTCATTTAGTGCCTCGTGATTCTTTTGGAATATTACAGTTGAATTTAGCTCCATAGACAAATCATACCACTATTAGTAGTACTTATATTATTATTATTAAGATATATTACTCTTTATTAGAAGTAATAATATTAACCTTTATCTCTGAGATAGCTTCACCTTTTGTGGTAGTATCAACTCTCTCAGTCAGGTTATTTAGTCTCTGAGTTATGGATGGATTGTATTGTCCAACCATGCCACCTGAGATTTGGTCTTCTCTGATTGTTCTCTTTATACGTGAACAGATGGCAACATATTCACTATATCTTTCTCCCCTATTCTCAAAATATTGGTCTATACATCCAATAGCATCATAGCAATGGCAATAGAATCCTTCAAATGTCAATGGTCTCTCTAGTAGCTCAAATTCTGAAGTCCCATCTTTACCAACAAATGTGTGTTTTTTTCTAGGGTTATTCTTAGTCTCATTGACATAATTAGTGAACAACTCCCACATTGCCTCAGGAGTAGCTATGTACTTGTGCTTAGCCATTACCTTCAGCTGAACTTATTAACTCTTCATCTCTTTTTTTGATCTCCTCTTGTAATCTTTCAACAAATTTCTTTGTGCGTTTCTTTTTAACTGGCACATCCTCAACTGCTGTATATTCAATAACAGTAGACTCAGGAGCTGTAGTAGTCACCACCTCTTCAAAGATGTGCTTAAGTCCAATTGTTTGGTAGTATTTCACTTTGCTTAGGTCAAGTTTATCAACTACAATAGTCTGAGTGCCTTTAAATCTGTCATAGATTTTCACTGTCTTACCTACGAATTCTGGTTTAATTGTGTATTCCATAATTTTAGTCTTTATACCTATATTGTATCTCTTTTATATTTTGTTTGATTTCTTTGATTAGAAAGAATGCTGATGTGCTGTTAATGTCAAAGTACTTAGCCAGTGCTGTTTGTGTTGAGTGACCTTTGTCATAGTATGCCTCAAAGATAATCTTTTTAATTCTATCATCCAAAGAGTTACGATATATCTCCACCATTGCCTTCTTGAAATTATAGCTCTCTTCTAGATTAACCTTATGCTCAATGTCAGATGGATCATCTAGTGAGTCACCTAAGTATTCATGTGACCTGTAAATATCATCCTTCTTTGTCCTTGAGCCTTGAGTCCAGATTAACTCATACTTGATTGTGTTAAGTAGATAGCTCTTTGCTTTGTCTTCTGTAGCTTCTTCTATCTCTAGTTTAGCACAATGAAGGTAAGCGTTGTTTATGACAGCATCAGCTTCAATTGAGCTAGGTATTTTGAGTCGTTGAATGAAGTGCTTTGTGTATTTTAGCACCTCTGTGTAGTTTTTTTGAATGTATTGGTCAAGCATTCTTTTCATACCAGGATAAAAAGTCTTTATACCACACTTTCCTTCTCACTGTAGAGCAAAAGCATTCCTTATCAATAACTTTAGTCTGAGCTACTTTAATCTGTTTGAGTTGATTAAGTGACCTCTTAGTCATTATTTCACTCTCAGGTAGATTAATTATAGACTCTATGAGTTGTATATCAGTTTGTTCAAGCATACTGCTGTGAGTGAAGTGGCACAAGCCACAGTGAATGATTGTGAGTAGATGAGTGCAGTCCAAAATGACATACACTTCCAGCATCCTAGAGCAGTGTGTAGCCAGTCAGGTAGAATAAATCTATCAATGAAGTTCTGAATGGGCTCAAAGTTAGTAAACCACCAGGTAGCTACTAATGGTGTTATGTATGCTATCATGTTGTAAAGTTAGTTAATATTTATAAAGGGAGCTGTTAACTCCCTTGATTAATGTACCACTTAAACCATTTTTCATAGAATGAGTCTTTAACAGTGTTGCCAGTTAGAAACCTAGACAATTGTGAGCCATTTACTCCAATGTCCTCAGCTATGTGAGTCTGCTTGTATCTGTTAGTGATTCTCAGATTAGTCTGTTCTATCATCCATTCCTTGACTGAGAAGTCCTTATCTGTTAAAATAGTGATAGTATGCATCTTTGACAAATCCATAGATAAAGTAAATTAAAATTAGTATTGAAACGATTGTGACTCCTCTCTTGCCGAGAAAGTAGTGCATGCCATAAAAAAACAAGCCAAATATAGCCATAAGGCATAGCACTACTATGATGTACTTAACTAATCTCATTAGAACAATTTAGAAATAACTTTAAGAGCATTCAAGCTCACATAGTGTGTGCCATTGTATTCTCTGCCTCTCAGCTCAAATGTTACCTCTACCACTTCATTCACTTGGATAAAGTCTAGTAGGTCAATGTTATCATTCACTAATTGAAATTTCACCTCTTGAGGGTACTTATCATCAGGTTGTCCTACTCTTAGGATAAATTCTTGTATCTTGAACTTTTCAGATACTTGTTTTGCGGGCAATTTGTTGATGATTGCTCCAGTTGTTGTGTGTTGATTCATATTATTTGTTTTACTTGTTACTTGTTAAACCCCCTCAATTCGTGATAAATCAGGCTTCGGGGGTTATTTATGGTCTTCTCAGGTACCTATACTACTTTCTCAGGGAATGGGACCTCAAGTCTCATTTTCTGTACTTCAATCTCTGCTCTTATTGTTAGAGCTTTTGCATACTCATCAGCCATTGATGCTATAGTTGAATGAGGATGTACGTACTCAGCTTCATAGCCATTTCCGATTGCTGATAACAAACCTTGCATTGCTGCGATCATTGCTTGTTGGTAAAATTCTTTTTCAGTCATTTTGATAATTTATATAGGTTTAAAAAACGTGCAGTTGTGCACTTGAATTCTGTGATAGGGTTGTCTGTAGTAGGCTTAGTTACTTGATAAATCACCATGCCTTCCTTATCTGAGATAGGCATCACCAACTGCTCCCTAGTTTTGTTGATGTATGTTTTGTTTAGTTCTAACATTTCTTGTTGTTTAAATTGTTAAATTCCTCTTTGCTTACCTTTCTGATGTCTAGCTGATCATGATGTTTTGTGAGCATTATACAATAGTCATGTCCTTGCTTATTGAATTTAATAGCTGAGTATCTAGCATACTTGAGATTCTCTATACTAGCCTCTATTATGAAATAGAATTTTTCCATTACTTAGCTATTGTTTTAGGATTGAAAATTAAAATATCATCACTTATTTTAGTGTAAGCAAATTCTTTTCTATCCTTTTCTTGTGTTATTTCTGTGAAAATAAACTCAATTAATTGAAAAGATGAGAATTTAACATTTTGCTTACTTGTTTTTTGTGGTGATCCACAGAATTGAACTCTAAATCCAGCTTCATTATTAAACATAAAAGCTAAATTATCTCCTATTTTTCCAATTTTAACAAATTTCTTATCTGTCTTAAAATTATTAGAAATCGTGACAGCATAATTTTTGTTCTTAGTGTTGTACCAAATAGACAAAGTGTCTTCTAATATTCTTCTTCTTCTTACTGGACCACTCCAGTCAAAGTATTCGATTAATTCTTCCATTTTTGTTTGCATCTTATTTACAGTTTAATTGTACAAAATATTCATTGTAGTACTCAGTACAAGCCAAAAGACGCTCTCTAATGGCTTCTTCTGTAGAAATGTTGCGTTCATACCTAAGCACTGTGATTCTCTTTCTAGGATCAATGTGAGATACTTTGTGAATAGTTTTATTATCCCAGTCAGATAGTAGAAAGTCATCAGTGTCAATCATGCAATAGATTAGCTCAGCTGATTCCTTGTCACATAGCATCATGTAGCCTCTTAGTTGCCACTCATAATCCTTGTTGATTCCTTCTGCTGCTATAGCTGGGAAAGTCTCTAAGGACCATGAAGTCTTAATGTCAATGATTGAATTCTCTAAGATGATATCAGGTGTACCAATTAGACAGTCATTCTCAATAGTTTCTTCATTCTTGATGTAAAATGAATCTCTAATCTGATTAACTAACTCAATTGACTCATGCTCCCAGTCAGTGCCTTTCTGCATTGCTTTTGTAGAGATAAAAGAGTTGTAGCCAAAGAAATCTTCTTTTGCCTTGTTAGCGATGTAAGACTTAGTAGTCTGACTCAATACTTCTGACTTAGTGCGTGACTCAGTCATAAGTTTACCTAGTGATGATGGATGCCATTTCATAATGCTTGTAATTGTTGTTTGGTTAATAAAAAATCTGTTTTTAATTTTTCTGCTGTGTACTTGCCTGATTCAATAGACTTAAGAGCTTCTTTAAATCTGTCATCTGTTAGCGTTGGCTTAGTGGCTGATGCTACTGAGTTACCATCATCATCTACAGCTTGAAGGCTCAAAAGAGATTGTAAAGTTGCTCTACGATAGTAAGTCGTTGCACTAATCATTTTTTGTGGATCAATGTTATCAGGTAATGTTAACCAGCTCTCTATCATCTCACCTGACTCGATGTCAATTATCTGAGTGCTCAGAATCTTGTCATGGATAGGTTGTAATAGGAGCAGTCCATTCTCATGAAGGATAGGCTCAACTGTTTCTAGCAATGCGTTGATGTCAGCATAGCTCTTTTTAAAGTGAGGGTTGGTGCTGTTCTTAACAACTTTGCCAATGCTCATCTTTGCCTTGTGGATTTTTATCCACAATGGCACTTTGTTTGGTTCTGTTTGCATGTATATATATTTAATTGTTTACAAATGTAATAATTTTATTTAGATGTGCAACTATTTAGAATAAAAATAATTGAATATACCACCATCTAGGCTCAATTATCTGTCCAATGTAATCATCATCTGTATAGTCTTCACCATTCCAAATGACTTGAGTTACTCTGTATAGATCAACTCCACCAAACCTATTTAGCTTAGTCACTTCACCAACAAAGTAGCAGTCACCATCTTCTGTATCTTTAATCTTATCTCCTATTTTCAGCATATCAAAGTATTATACCATTCAACAAATGTGTCAAAGTCTCTAGCAATGTAGTAGATACCTTTTGCACTCTCTATCTTTTCTTGATACTGCTTTTGTACCTCAGACTGCCTATCTTTTCCATACTTCACTTCAATCTTGACTGACTTGCCATTGATAGTAGCTGAGATGTCAGCAGTTCCCTTAGTACCTTGACCTGGTGTCCACTTACCTGGTAGTTGTTTAGTGTATGCTATCTCACCAGTTCCTACTTGTATTTTGTTACCTTCTCTGTATTGCCCTTGATTACCTATCCTCTCAGCTTGATTTCCAGTAGCATTGATGTAGAAGATTATTGACTTAGTCAGGCTGTTAGCTGAGTTGTCAGTCCACTCTGTTAGTCCAATGTACTTAGGATTCATGCTAGGATACTTGGCTATTTTAGTCTGAAGCTCTAATTCTTTGAGTTTAGCTTTGTTTTCTTTGGTCATAGCTCTAAGTATATCATTTGTAATAATAACTCTTTTAAACTTAGACATGGACTTAAAGACTCTATGTCTTCTCTTTCAGTTACTGTACCAAACGAGCCTTTAAAATTAGTAGTAAAGGACAGTATAGTGAAGTGTCCATCGTATTTTAGTGTAGCTATTGTACACACTGTAGACATCAATTCATTGACATCCATTTGATCCATCATTTTTTTATTCATTTCTCTTCTATTTTTTTAATTAAATTTATTACTTGCTGTCTACTTATACCTAACTGCTCAGCTACTTTTGTTCTGTTAAAGTTACTATCTGACTTGTAGATAGATAACAATTTGTCATAGGTAGTCTCAGCTCCTTTCATAGCTGATTTAATATCTTTCAATTCAGCTGCTTCAATCTTTATTTTCTTAGCATTCATGATAAAGTAGTTACTTAACTTCTCAGCTTTAAGAATACTATCCTTAGATACTTCTAACACATTGACTTTCTCATCAAAATTACTTGAGAATATATGAATTAACAAAGCAAATCTAGGGATGTAACTTTTTTGCTTAGGATACATTGACTTCAGATATTCATTCTCCTCATCATTGTTTTGCTCCTTAGTTATTCTGTTAAAGATTCGCTTCCATTCCTCTTTAGCTTCTTGCTTGAATTTAACTGTGTTAGTGATTATTTTGCCATCATTATCTCTCTTAATAAATGCACTCTTTAAACCTTGATAAAATCTAGTGATAGTGTTGCTATACCACATGATATCAGCTATGTGCATTTCATTCTCATTGTACTCCTCAACTTTTGCATCAGGAAAGCTCAATAACATTCTATCTAAGAAACCATTGTCTTTATTCTCATCAGTTGCAAATTGATTAAAGATACTTGGCTGTATACCACCTAACACTGGTATAAATGGTCTCTCAATAAAAGATCCTTTCCTAGTCATTCTATTCACAGATACTGACTTGCTAGACCAACATGATAGCCAAAATTCCAAATCAGATCCAGCTCTGTACTTATTCATATCTTTAAACCATCCAGCAAGCTCATCTTTAAATACTCCTACAGAATTATCTGACTCCTGGTGTAAGTCAACCAATGCCTCTAGTGTAATGTCATTAGCAATAAACTGAGTTTTTTTAGGTTTCATAGGCTCAGGATGTTCTTCTTTTTCTTTTTTAGTTAGGTCATTGTAATAGTTATACACCTCCATCTGATCTGAGTATCTCTTTATCTCTTTAAAGTTTAATGCATTCAATGGCTTAATGATATTGTCAATACTTGGAGTCTTACCTATACCAGCTCTACCAACTACAGCTAACCAAATTACACCAGGCTCAGTCCATCCTTTTTTAACTTCTATCTCATGAGTATTACCAACACA